GGTTCAAATCCCTTTTGAATAAACGCGCTAATTGGTAGGCGATAAAATATTGCACCATTTTCCATAATAGCATGCCAGAGTATGCTCCTTCCAGTAAGAGCTGATATGCCAAAGATGATACAGTCTTCAACTTCTCCTTGATGTTTTTGTAAGTCATATAAATACTCCCTTCTTATTTGTGCATAAATAGGTGGTATGTTTGCATTTAAATAAGCCATAATTTATCCTCATCTAATTGTACCCCAACTCGGTCCAGATTCAAAGTCTACTTTGTTCTTAACCTCTAGAGGTATTGCTTGTTCCATTACATTTTGAATTATATTAGCCGTGTAGCCCCCGTCAATTGAAATACATAATTCATCGTGTATTTGTATGTGTGGTATTATACCTTTTTGGTGTAAATCCACCATGGCCTTCTTTGTCATATCTGCGGCTGATCCTTGTATCAATCTGTTTAAAGCTTTGTATGTAAATGCAGGTGTGTAATATCTTTCAAAATAATCCATATAGTTTGGATCTATTTTGTTTTCTTTGTATTTGTCCAACATTTCAGCTTTAAATGCTTCCATGGCCTGTTTCTTTGTATATAATGGTACTTCGTTAAATCTGTTTGTTTCAGGATTCCATTCTTTATTTGTTGTTTCCCACCTATCAAATCTGCAAAATCTATCGTGTAATGTAAATAATAATTTGTTTTCTTTTGCAAAGGTAATCAACTCTTGTGATAGTTGTCTGACAAATGGAACCCTGCTGTGGTATTCATTAAATAATTCTTTTGCCTGTCGTTGGTCCAGACCTAACTCTCTCTGTAACTTGATCTTACCCATGCCATAGAACAGACCTAGGTTAATTGTTTTTGCCTGTTTCCTGGAGATATTAGCCATGTCAGCGACTATTTGATGGAAATCGGCATCCTCCCTATCAAACTCATTTTTCAGGTTTTCTGTGCCTGGCAGACCTAATTTGATCGCATAGTGCACCACAATACGTGGCTCCTGTTGTGAGTAATCAAAACTACCCCACTCACAACCATCCTCCGGTATAAACAATTCTCTCATTTTGCTACCGATATAACCCTTTGCCGGTATCTGTTGCAGGTTAGGATTAGACATACTAAACCTGCCGGTAACCGTGCCACCTGTATCTGATCTTATTTGATTTATATCTGCATGTATTCTATCTTCATGCACGTATTCTAATAAACCATCTATAAAAGTGTTGACTGCTTTGTCATACTCTCTTGCCTTTGCGATCATACGTAAACATTTATTATTATGCTTTCTTAAATAATCTTTTGGTAGTTGAGGCATTTTAGATTTTGGTGTGACCTTGTAATCTTTTATGTGTAGGTGATCTAATAATTTTTTAATTGATGCTGCAGCCCAAATGTCAACTTTGATTGTTGTAATACTTTCTATTGCTTTTATTATCTGATCTCTACGTTTCTTGAGATGTCTACCAAACAGGATAGCTTTTGACCGATCTATTCTAACGCCTTTAAATTTCATGTCAAC